ATAGGGGCAGCTGAATAACCTTCAAGAGTATAAGAATCAACCTCTACCCCCGTCATGTCTAGCTTATGTATCTCGTAAGCGGATGACCCTGAGCTTTTAACCTTTAGCACATAAATGAAATCATTGTAGATGTATGTATAGCGTATCTGTGCGCCAGATGTAATCGTCGGGACTGTGAACGTATCGGTTAGAGTCCTTGTAACCTTATCTACTTTGTAGACTGAATGGCTTCCGTTGTTGCAGTAAAGGTAATCACCATACGCAATAAAGTTTTCACCTACCGTATATGCAACAATACTAACATTATCTACGTATGTGCCATCATGGTTCCATCTGCTTAGATAACGCTCTGATATTGATTCGTGGTCGCTGTGGATATAAACATAATCATCATCAACTGCGTATGCGAAAATGTCATGGCTTGGAAATTGAGCACTAGGAGGGGGGAATGCAGCGTCAGAGCCTACATAAAATATTGAACCTAAAGTGCCATCCGTTATGTCAAACCCCGCCAAAATTCCGGTATCAATGTAGTAAGTATAAACTATTCCATTATTGATAGTTATTGGGAGTTGGCTGTGTGCTGTAAATCCAAAAGCTAGATTTATTGTCGATTGCAAGACATAACAGCCAGAGTCGCCAAATGCTTGCAAGCTGTGACTAAAGCCTTGAAGTGTTCTTTTTAGCCCTTGCAGGTTAGCCATTACACACGCGCCCAGTAGCGACCCATGCCGCATTCCATCCAGTCAGCAACCGTGCTGCCACCCACAAGCGTAGGGACGCGCATGATTAGGATAACTTCGCCCACGTAGTAATTAGGGGTAATCACGAAGTCCGCATCGCTGCTACCGTCATTATGGTTACGCTTGTAGGTCGGGTCAGTCGCGTCTTTCGTGTACGTGATTTCGTCGCCGTCGATATACGTAATCGTCTGCCCATTAAACGGGTATTGCTGCAAAAGATACGGCTTGGCAACCGTGAACGACCCGCCACTATCCGCGCCCGCCACGTTGCTGTAATTCTTGCAGGTCAGCGAATCCTCGCCAACGCTCTGCACTTCCGCGTATTTGAAATACGCGCTCCACGGGCTTATCCCCGTATCGCCGGGAAGGTCCACCGCGTTGCCATTGTGGAATCGCCGCGTATCCGCATTGCCAGTGTACTGCGCACCGCGCATTGGGCCTTGCGCAATGTTGCGGTTAATCTCTTTCGCCGTCAACGGTTGGCCCGGCTTTATCGGCGTATATCCACCACTGCTATAAGGCATGGTTTCCGCTCCTAGCTAGTCGGGATTAGGTCGTTGAAGTCTACGTAGTTTTGTGTGTAAATCGTCTTGATGCCCACGCCATTAACAAGGTTGTCCGGCTGCTGCCCGGTTGCCGGGTCTGTGAACACAAGCACGGGGTTCCAGTCGAAGCCGTCCGCTTGAAAGGTAACGTCAGCAAGATACGTAGTCGGCGTGGTTGCGGTATCGTGAACCACTGCGTTGAAGCCCGTACACATCCACCGCCCTATGTTGCCGTATAGCCATGTCGCGTTGTTCAGCTTGCCAAGGTACTTGATCTTTTCCAGCACGATTGACGCGGGCTTTATAAGCCCCGTGTAGGTCACTTCAATCATAGGCCGCTGCTGTGGAACGCGCCCGCCTTGTTCAATCGTTTCGCTGGGGTGGTTCGGATCGGTACTTGGGAACGTGTGCGCCGTGAATGCCGGGAACCCGTTGATATCCTTAGCTGTCTGCACCTGTGACAGCGTACCATTGAAAGACGGAGTCCAAGTGCCTACCGGGCCTAGCACGTCCTTGCGGGCCGCGTAGGTCACAACGCATTTCATCTTGCTGGTTTCTTCGCCCCAGTTGCTAAACTCGCGGGATACAACGCGCAAGTTGGTGTCCACGGAAGTGGTGGCGAAGTACGCAAAATCCGTATCCATCGCCGTTTCGGCTTCCGCGATTCTTGCCGCCAATGGGGTGCCGCTGCCAGCCGTCAAGCCCGTGATATAGCACGTGCGCGTGAAGGATGCCGCCGCGCCCATTTCTTGGGTGAAGCTGAAGGACTCTTCTACTGGGTCAATGATAATCGCTACGGCCATTTGTCTATCCTGCCACAGCCACGGCGGGCCGCATGGTGTTGGTTACGATTTGCTTGGAAGCGTCTAGGATGCCCTGCAAGAGCGGGATGCTAGCGTCTGCACCTGTACGCGCATCGCCTGCCGCCATCGCACTGCGGGCAGCGAAGGACGTAGGGGACGCGTTAGCCGTGCCGCCGGTCGCCGTTGCGCCAGTACCGCCAAAGATACGGCCAACATTCTGCGCAAACTCGCCAGCCCGCATCGCCGTGCCTTGGCCGGTGTCTTTGGATAGCTTGGCTTGCTCTTCCATTTCGCCGGTAATGCCCTCTTGGTAGCCAAGCTCCTTTTGAAGCGTGGGCAGCAATCGGCCCGCCTCGCTTTCTTTCTGAGACTTGCTACCAAACATGTCCATCAACGCCTCGGTTATCTTGTAACCGAATCCATTCTTGTCTACACCTTGCTCGCCACCCATCAAGGCGTTGATACCGGAAACGAAAGCGTTATCTTTCCCGCTGAATCGAGCAATCATCGCCTCGGTGAATTTATACGCAAAGCTGTCACCCGCAGCCGCGCCCGCAGCTTCGGCTTGAGGTTTGCCAGCCTCATTGCCTGTAAAGATTCCTTTGACTAGTGCCCGACCAATGTCTTTATATTTATCAATGCTCTCATTGTAAGCATCGCCCGACTTAGAAAATAAATCATTTGCAAAATCCCCCATAGCACCACCACCTTTAAGCATTTCCATTCCGTTATCGAAAAATGATTTCTGTCCTTTCTCGAAATCCATGCCAGCAAACGGGTCTATATTCACACCCGTCAGACTGGTCATTATCGCGCCAATTTCATCAGTCCAGAAAAAGTCGCGAAATTGCTTTATTGCGCCAATTATATTGCTAATAGCAATCATTACAACGCCCTGTATTTTCTGAAATACAGTTACAAACGCGCCAGCAAATAAGTATAACTCTGCCTTTCTAGCAGACAAGGATGATGACATTACCTGCATGAGAGTTCCTAGAATCCCGCCTATCGGCTTTAGGGCACTATTCATGCCGCGCAACGCTTCACTTATTCCCTTGATATTTCCAATGGTGCCAGTCATGGAATCCATTAGCTCGCCAGCCATTTCTACGCGAAGCGCAGTCAAGCTGTTATTCATTTGCTTTATCTGGTATTCAGTGGTCTTGTAACGTTCGGCAGCTTCTTTGGAACGTGCGTTGTTTTCTTCAAAAGCGGTCGCAGAGTTGCGAATGTTTTCTGTTACCTTTTCATTCGCATTAGCAAGGCCTAGCATAGCCTGCGAAATACGGATATCTTCCATGCCGAGCTTTTCAAGTAAGAGATAGGTATTGCCTCCAGCCTCGCTAAACCTATTAAGGCCAGCCGCAACCGAAAGGATTGCGTTAGTGGCGTTAGCACCAAATGCTTGTTGAAATTCTGCGCTAGACTGTCCAGCAAGGGCAGCGAACATTTCCAGTTCTTTGCCACCTGTTGCCGCAGCCTTGCCAATATCGGTAATGATGCGGGACATAGCCGTGCCGCCCGCTTCCGGTGCCATGCCAACGCTGATAAGCGAAGCCGCCAACGCAGCAATCTCGGAATCAGCCATCTTTGCGTTCTTTGCCATAGCAGCAAACCGCAAAGACGTATCAAGTATTTCACCCTCGTTCGCGCCTGAAGAGTTACCCAAGGCCACAACCGATGATGTGAGATTCTCAATCTTTTCTTGTGCCAACCCCGTTACTAGTGCCCATTTGGAAAAGCCGATAGCAGCCTCATCAGATGTGAGATTAGAGGCTATCGCCATTTCTGACATAACCTCTGTGAACCGTGCTATGTTTTCGGTACGGATACCGATCTGCCCAGCCGCGCCCGCTGCTCGGAATAGTTCCGTTGCGCTCTCGCCTGTAGTAACGGATAGTTGAGTGAGTTCCATCCGCAATGATGCAAAATCTTGCTCGCTCGCATTTACTGTTTTGCGCACGTTCGCAAACGCGCTTTCAAACTCAATAGCCTCACGTACACCTGTGCGCACCTGATTGGCAAACGCAAGCAACGCTCCGCCCGTGCCTACCATACCCGCAAAGGATGATGTAAGCCCGCGCATTGCGCCAGTTATGCCGCCAGCCGTCCGCTGGAAGCCTTGCAGGCTGCTACGGGCAGAATTCATGTTGCGGTTAAAAAGGTCTGTCTTGGCAACTAGGCTAACCGCTAGTGTTCTAGTGTCTTGTCCAGTAGCCATTACACGATCACCTTTATTCCAGCTTTACCCATTGCCGCCTGCGCAGCCTCGTACAACTCTTTCGGCGTTTTCGGTTGTGTCGCCATCTTGCGGATAACACCATCGAACGGCATTAGGTCCATACCCTTGGGAATGCTCTTTGCACCCGCACTGGCATAAACCACCTGACACAAATGGGCCAATAGCGTTTCCATGCCGTGCGTACCCCAAGGTTCAACCTCAAAGAAAGCCCGCCAGTCTGCGAATTCATCCGCGCTTAAACTGTCAATCTCCGCAAGTGTCTTGCCCAGCCCTAAAGCTAATCGGTGCCGGAAGAGCCAACCGGGATCGTCTCGCAGTTTTTTTCCGCTAACGCCTCGGGCGATATGTCTATCTTATTTAGACTCATGGCCGCAGCAATGATGCGTTCCACCACCGCGCCGTTCTTATTCTGAATCGCCGGAATATCCTTCTCATTGAATATCCGCGTGCCAGATTCATCGCAGGCGCACAAGTACACCATGAAGGAATTCAGGGAGTCTGTGTCGCCTTTCGAGAATGCCCTATCAACGCGCATCCGGTCGCCTGCCGTCATGTTGTAGACGTACACCGTGCAGCCCCACTCAGGGCATTCCACGGGTACGCAACGCCGATCATTCGCGCCTAGAATCTGTTCGCGCAGGTCCATTAGAAAGCTACTCCTTGTTATTAGTTGTTATCTTCGGTGACCGTGCCAGCGACCTTCATCTTGATGGTCTGCTGCATCGTCTCGCCAATCTTCGCAGATGCGCCCACGTCAATACAGAAGCATGACGCTGCCCAGCTTTTGCCGGATGCCCATGCTATAGTCACATCTTCCGCAACCGCACTTAGCAAGGTACCTGTTGCGTCAGTGCAGTTAAAGTAGAACGTCATACTGAATTCGCCACCTTCCACAAGATCGGCGGGGATATAGGTGTGCGTGCCGCTTGTACCCATGTGCGTGCTCTTCAAAGCATCACGCGAACGGCCATCAACTGATATGTCAATAAGTTGCGGGGCGAATGCCGTGGTAGCGAACGTTACTGTTACGCCTGTTCCATCTGTTGCTGTTCCAGCCATTGTCGTATCTCCTTATCCCACTTGGGTTAACCGCTTGTAACTTCACTAACTGCGCCAGCAACTTTCAGCTTTACCGTTTGCTGCATGGTTTCACCAATCTTGGCCGATGCACCGATATCAATGCAGAAGCAAGAAGCCGCCCATGTTCGGCTTGGATTCCATGTTATTGTTACGGTTTCCGCATTTGCCGCTAACAAAGTGCCTGTCAGGTCCGTGCAATTGAAGTAGTAGGTCATGCTAAACTCGCCGCCCTCGACCAAATCAGCGGGGATATAGGTATGGGTTCCGGTGGTTCCCATGTGCGTGCTTTTCAGCGCGTCACGGGTGCGACCATCCGCTGAAACGTCAATCAATTGAGCGGCAAAAGTGGACGCGCCAAAAGTCACTGTCGCGCCTGTTCCGTCTACTGCTGTTCCTGCCATTGCCGTATCTCCTTTAGGTCATCGCTGACCATTCATATTCTTGCGTTACCGTATGCACCCGCGAATCGCTTCCGTCCGCCGGGTTAAACGTTTCGTCATCTTCGCGCATCAAGTGCAACCGTCTGAATTGCACGCTATCTCCGCCTATCGTTACCGTCACTATCTCCGCACCGTCCAGCGTGGCGCGTATCGCGTCCGCTAGCGTATCCGCAGCCGCCTTGGTTTCAGCGTATGCCGTAAACTCTGTGTTGCCCTGCCAATGCCCTGAAGCCGCCACACCGCCCATGTAGTGCGCAGGCTCCGCGTTGTTGCGCAGGTACGTTATGAACGGCATCACCACATCGCGGGGAACGTCATCAACCGGGCAGACCGTGATATTGGTATTGCTCGCGGCAATCACCGCCGCGCTGTCACGTAGCAGCTTTCGCATTGCGTATTCCGGTCGAAGGTAGCCCATGTTCTATCTCTTGAAAATTTCGTTAAAAATGTAATCGCGGTACTCTTGCCCCAGCCGTTGCTGCATGGCATCAAAACTTTCCGCCCATATCGGATTAGCCTTTATGCCGGGG